GCTGGTAAAAGGTTAGTAAGTTTCCGCGAACAATACGATTTTACAGGAGATAAAGAAATTGATGAGTCTTTTACTGATCCAACTCGTGCTAGGAATTTTGACCTTGCTGATGCTAGTCAGCTTGCTTTACAAGCTGAAGAGAATTTACGAAGATCGCAAGCTAAACAGGCTAGTAGCTCAAGCGATCCGGGAAGTACACCTGAACCGCCTGAAGTGAGTGAATAGGCATGATTCATGCCAAAACAATTAAGAAAGCCCGGGAAACCGGGCTTTTATTCCGCTATATTCGGCTTCTTGTTGTGAATATAGCGGAATGACACAAAGTGGCATGAAAAAAAAGGTAAAAAAAATGAAAAAAATGAAAAAGCAGTTAGCTGAAATTAAAAAAGAATTGAAAATTTTGTATGTTGGTACAAATATAGTGATCCATATAATCGAAGACGGAGAGTTATCTAGATCATTTATAATGCATCACTTGCACGAAATATATGTAAGGCTTGAAACGTTAATTGATAAAATTAATACTATGGAAGGTAAATAGATGGACTGGTCTACTGTAGGTGCAATAGGTCAAGGACTTGGAGGTCTATCAAATAGCATATTTGGAGGTCTGAACTTCTGGCAGCAAAACGAAAACCTTAAATATCTAAAACGACTACAGAAGCAAATTTTCGCTCGTGAAGATAATGCTGTACAACGCCGTGTAGCTGATCTCCGTGCCGCTGGTCTCTCTCCCGTTCTCGCCGCTGGATCAGCCGCAAGTGCAGGACCTGCAATACAGACTCAACCACCCCAATTTGCCGCTATAAACCCGCAGTTAACAGAAATGGCTCAAGTCAAGCTAGCTCTCACGCAGGCCGACAAAAATATTAGTAACACGATTGAGCAAAACAAACTACTTAAAATGCAGCAATTAAAAGCTGAAGCTGACACTAATTTATCGCGCGTGTTATCGATGCGAAATGAGGCTGAATTTCAACGTATTAAAGCAGAAGCTGAATTAATAAAAGCTAAAACTAACATCACCCTGCACGATTATGACATATTCTCGCGCACCGGAACAACTAGTCAAGGCGGACGCTGGACTAATGACCTCCGTAACCTTATTAACTCAGGTTTTAACGTTGGTAAATCCCTCAGAGACGCACAAAAACAGAAACTAGGCGCTAGTGGCGGCTGGTAATATAAATTAAAAGGAAGGTCAATATGCGTTACCGTAAACCGTATCTTCGAGGTCGTCGAAAAAGAAGTTATCTGCGTAAATCAAGCCGTATCAAACGATACGGATCATCTCGTGGAGGGATAAGACTGTGAAGAAGGTATTGAAATATGCATTGTACGTCCCCGGTTACATTATTAACGCCATTGGTGTTGAAAAAATATCCGGATGGGTTGCAAGTGCCCTGCGGAAAGTGTTTAAGCTGCCGCATAAGTAAACGGCGAGAATGGTCTTTAAGGCTATATCATGAGCTGGCGACAAGTGAGGATGCAATGTTTTTAACTCTTACGTATGATGATGATCATGTCCCTGATAACGGATCACTCCGCAAAAAGCACGTACAGGATTTTATTAAACGCTTAAGGCGACAAATGGAGTATTATAACGATACTCGCAAGATAAGATATTTCCTGTCGGGCGAATACGGAGACCAGACTCAAAGGCCGCATTATCATGCAATCCTCTTTAACTTGTCGTTATCTGATAACGACAAGCAGCTCATTAAAGATCAATGGCCTTTATGCGATTGGACAAATCCTCACATTGCGAAAAATAGCTTTGGTACTGTGACACCTGATAGCATCCAGTATGTTGCCGCTTATATCGATAAAAAATATAGCGGTGACTTGGCTACGCAGGAGTATGTCGACAAAGGGCGCGAACCTGTGTTTAAATTATGCTCAAAAGGCATCGGACGTGATTTCTGTGATCTTAATGGCGATCAGCTGTATGATAACCTATACACTACAATGCAAGGTGTCAAGATGTCTCTGCCTCGCTATTACTGTAACAGATTACAAATACCTGAACACATACTTAAACTCAAGGCTTTAGAAGCCGAAGAGAAATCAGTAGAGCGTAAAACAGGAGTTAGAATGTCAAGGATTGATTACTATAAGACTCAACGGGTGCCGGACGTTGTGAAACTAGAGGACGGCATCAGAGAGTCATTAAATCAATCTGACATTAATCTCCATGCTCGATCTAAACTGTACGGTAAAAACAAGATATGATTACTACGTTTCACGGTGCTGTCGATTCTGACAGTACCGCGCTGCCGGCAGGCGAATTTAATTAGAGGAGACACAAAATGCAAATTAAACTTTATACGGTTTATGACTCGGTTGCTGAGGAGTCAGGGCCTATCTTTCAGGCCGTCAATGACGCTGTTGCAATGCGCAACTATAACAATATGCTTGCGTCTATGCCACACATCAACCCAGCTGAATACAAATTACTATGCGTTGGCATATTTTTAACCAACACTGCCCACGTACAGGGCATTGAACATTATCACGTAACGGAGGCGAAGGTACTCGATGAAAAATCGGAAGCGTAACATATACAGTCGCGTTGGCAGCCTTAACCCGTCAAGGTCGATGTTTGACTTGTCATACAGTAAACTTTTTGATTGCGACATGGGCCAACTAATCCCTGTCATGTGTGATGAGGTTGTGCCCGGAGATTTTTTTAAAATCGGCAATCAGGCCGTTATACGATTCCAGCCTTTAATCGCACCAATCTTGCACGAAATCAATGTTTACGTGCATTATTTTTTTGTGCCTTACCGCATACTTTGGGACGACTGGGAGGAGTTTATAACTGGCGGTATATCTGGAGATGAGACCCCTACTTTGCCGATCATATGGCAAGCAGAAGTTGATAGGTCGATGTATTCCCTCTGGGATTATTTCGGTTTGCCTCTAAATAGTAATGTGGCAGGTTGCTGTCCAGTTTTCTTTCCTTTTGCGGCGTATAATCTTATATATAACGAGTATTACCGAGATGAAACGTTGCAATCAGAGATAGACATAAGAACAAATTTCAGTGTTCTTAGACGTAACTGGGAAAAGGATTATTTTACTTCTGCACTTCCGTGGCAACAGCGTGGCACCGGTCCGGCTTTGCCTATATCTGGTACAACCCATGCAGAGTTTGCATCTACGCTAACCGAGAGATATAGCGGCACTCCGGAAAATGCAGTTGATAATCTTGCTGTACGTAATGATGCTGATAATTATCATATGCAAATAGTTTCATCACCAGCGACTTACGCACAAGCGCAGGAAAATTTAATTAACGCACTATCGGACAATAATACTATTGATCTAAGTACTGCCAGCACATTTGATATTGCTGATTTACGTCTTGCGTTCCAAATACAAAAATGGATGGAACGAAATGCGCGGTGTGGCGCACGTTATACGGAATTTCTTCAAGCGCATTTTTCCGTCTCTCCCCGTGATGAACGCTTGCAACGTCCCGAATACATCGGCGGTACAAAGTCTCCTGTTATAGTATCGGAGGTGTTACAGACATCATCAACTGATACTGAATCTCCGCAAGGTAACATGGCAGGACATGCAATATCAGTTAACGAGGGATACGCTGGCAAGTATCATGTCAAGGAGTACGGCTTGATAATGGGAATATTGTCCGTGATGCCTCGCGCTGTCTATGCGTCACAAGGTGTTCCTCACCAGTGGCTAAAGCGTACAAAGTTTGATTTCTTCTTTCCGGAGTTTGTCAACCTGTCCGAACAGGCCATTGCTAATGGCGAGATATGCGCAGTCAATAATGACTCAACACACAACATGGGTTTGTTCGGTTATCAAGGGCGTTACGATGAGCTTAGACAGAAAAACAACATGATTTGCGGTGCAATGCGGTCAACGTTCGACTATTGGCACTTAGCGCGTATCTTTAACCCGGCGAGCCCTCCGGCCCTCAATTCGAATTTTATCGAGTGTAATCCGGATAAACGTATCTTCGCGGTCGAGAACGTGCCCGGGCTTATCGTACATTTTAGCAATCTCATTAAGGCTTTCCGGCCTCTGCCTCTCTCAGCGGAACCCGGACTGATAGACCACCACTAAATAGGAGGTAATTAAATGAAGTTTAAAACTCAATATAACACTAAACCTTCACCGCCTGAACTCGGAGGCGGTGAAAAACTTGTTGAAACGGCTGGATATATTCCAGCCCATAAACAAATTGAAAATTTGCTCATGGCTGGTAAAAGGTTAGTAAGTTTCCGCGAACAATACGATTTTACAGGAGATAAAGAAATTGATGAGTCTTTTACTGATCCAACTCGTGCTAGGAATTTTGACCTTGCTGATGCTAGTCAGC